AATTCAGCGGGTGGAATAACATGGCGGATTTCATACTGACGACACCAGACGGGGCCAAATACCGCGTCACCGCGGCCAGTGAGCAAGAGGCATACGCAGCCCTGCAGAAAATGCTGGGCATCGCACCGCCAGAGCCAGAGCGCGGTATCTTGGGCCGCATCGGGGACTTCCTTACTGGCGCAGAGCGCGACCCAGCCATCGGCGGCCCGCTCTCCATTGGCCTGCCCATGACCGATACGCAGGCGGCGCAGATGACGGCCCTGATGGCCACAACGATGTCGCCAGATCGCCTGAAGTCTGGCCTGCAGAAAATCGAGCCAGACATCATGTTCCGCGAGGACGAGTACGGCACGCTGATCGCACAGTGGCCCCGCAAGAACGAGCGCGGCGAGGTTACGGGTTACATGCCGTTCTACCCAAACCCCAAGGGCTTGGACATGACAGACGCAATGCGCGTCTCTGGCGCGCTCGCAGCCGCCACGCCCGTGGCCAAGGGGCTGCAGGCGGCGGGACTGGTCACGCGCGGTCTGCTCGGCGGCGCGACTGTCGGCGCGACCGAGGCGGCGCTGGTCGAGGGCGCAAGCTCGAAATTGAGCGGCGCGCCGTACGAGATATGGGATATCCCGACGGGCGCAGTGGGCGGCGCGGGCGGCGAACTGCTGGGCCGCGCTGTCCAGAGTTTGATCGGGCTGGCGCGCACACGCGGCCCACAGGCCGTCGTCGACCAAGCGGGCAATCTGCTGCCAGAGTACGCCGACATGGTGCGCAAGGCAGGGCTAGACCCCAGCCAAGTATCGGCAGCAGTGGCCGCCGACATCGCGTCCATGGTGTCGTCAGGCGCGCGCGGCGATCAGGCCGCCATCACGGCAATGTCGCGCAACCTGCCCGTCCCCGTTCCGATGACGCGCGGCGCGATCACGGGAGACGTGGGCCAACAGCTATTTGAAGACATGGCCTTGAAGGGCGTCTACGGGGACATGGCATCTAATATGATGCTAGGACAAAATACCAAAATGCAATCCGCATTGCGCTCCAATCTGGATGCAATTCTGGAGAACTTGAACCCTGCGGGCGCGCCCATCGCACGCGGCGAGGGTGGGGCCGCCGCGCAGACCGCGCTGGCCGCCCAGCGCGCCGAGCAGAATATTATGGCCGACGAGATGTACGACATGGCACGGGCGCGCACGGCGGTGGTATCACCAGATGCCGCCGCAGACGTGGCAGACGCTATGCGCGCCACGTATCGCGCCAAATATAACCCACGCACTGCGCCCACGGTGGGGGCACTGCTAGATGATTTTGATGAGGTGGCGGCATCAGGAGATATCGGCAGCATGATGAACTGGCGCGAACAAGTCTCTGGGCTGCGCACGGGCGCTCCGACAGTCGAGGGCGAGGCGGCGGGGAGAATTATCAAGGCGTTCGATGCCCGCATGGGCGATATGATAGACCGCGCACTGCTGTCAGGTGACGCCGACGCGGTGGCTATATGGGGCATGGCAATCCGCAACTATGCCGATTTTGCCTCAAAGTGGACAAGCAAGGGCGGCATTCTAAAGCTGCTTACCGAAGAAGTGGGCCGTGACGGCGAGCGCGTTTTGCGCGTCGCCCCAGAGCAGGCGGCAGATGCCATATTCAGCGCCACTGCCAGCGGTCTGGCTACCAAGACAGGCCTGCCGCGCGATCTTATCACGCTGCGCACCAACCTACCCAAAGAGCAGTGGGATCAGATGCGCCAAGAGGCGTTTATCCGCCTGATGGACACCGCGACAAACAAGGGTACGGGCGAGGTGTCTGGGATCATGTTCAAGAAGGCGTGGGAAAACCTAAAAGCCAAGAACATGGGCGTGGTGAATGGCATCTTCACCAAAGACGAGCAGAAGCTGCTGCAGCAGTTTGCTGATGTCGCGGCGACGGCCACCAGCACTGCGAAGAATACCTCGAACTCGGCGGCGGCGGCGGGCGGTATCATCCAGCGTCTGGCGGGATCGCTTGGCTCGACGGGAATGGTGCAATTCCTGCTGCGCGTGCCCGTTGCGCGCGGCCTAACCGAGGCCTATGGTGGCGCAAAGGCTGTAATGTCCACGCGCGGCGTTATGCCAGTACCACGCACCCCGCTGACTATTGGCGGCGCTGGGCTGGGCGCAGCGGCGGGGGCCAGCGAAGAAGGCAAAACCATGCTAGAGGATCGCATCCGCAGCTTCACAGGTATTCCGAGGTAATAGATGGCAAAGCGCGAAAAATACGGCCCAGATGTTGACTTGGCCAGCGAGGACGAGATGGCGATGGTCATGGTCGGCTTCGAGGCCGAGGATGAACAGCCCGACAGCGACGAGCCGTTCAAGCCGCTGAGCGACGACGAGATCGAGGGCATCGTGGGCCAAGCGGTCGATGACGCGGTCGATTTTATCGAGAGCGAGATTTCCGAGCGCCGCCTAAAGGCGACGCGCTATTTCAGCGGCAAGGTGGACATCGGCGAGGAAGAAGATCGCAGCACGGTCGTGGCGACAAAGTGCCGCGACGTGGTGCGCGGCGTGAAACCGTCCATCCAGCGCATCTTTATGTCGTCGGATCGCCCCGTCGAGTTTATCCCGCAGGGGCCTGAGGATATCGCCTCGATGGAGCAGGCCAGCACCTATGCGGCGGCCAAGTTTCGCCAGAGCAATGGCTTCCAGATCCTGCGCGATGTCACGCACGACGCGCTGGTAAACATCACGGGCTTCACTAAGGCCCACTGGTCTGAGTATGAGCAGGCCAAGGTGTACAATTACGCCGATTTGGACGAGGCGCAGTATCAGGCGATCATCCAGTCGCCCGACGTGCAGGTGCTGTCAGAGACGGCGCGCACTGACGACGAGACCGTGCGGATGATGCAAGAGCAGATCGACGCGGCGCAGCAGGCGGCGCAGCAGGCGGCGGCTATGGGCCAGCAGATCGACCCCGCGCAACTGCCTCAGATGCCTGACCCACTGCCGCAGCTTTATGACTTGCGCATCCTGCGCCGCACCCCGCGCGGGCGCATGGTCATCGAGACGATCCCGCCAGAGGATTTCTTCATCGACCGCAACGCGCGCTCGGATCAGGACTATTACGTCATCGGCCACCGCAGCGAGATGCGCGCGGCGGACATCATTGCCATGGGCATCGATGAGGATGACGTGCTGGATCTGGACAGCGCCAAGACGGTGGACGTGCGCGACCAAGAGGATGAGGAGCGTCGCGGGTATTCGATAAACCGCGACGAGAGCGAAAACAGCGCCGACGAGACGATGAAGCTGATCACCGTCACCGAGGCCTATATGCGCGTCGATGTGGACGGCACGGGCGTGCCGCTGCTGCACAAGTTTATCATGGGCGGATCGGCCAACCGTTTGCTGGCCTACGAGCCTGTAGATGACCACCCATTTTCGAGCTGGCACATTGACCCAGAACCGCACACATTTTTTGGGCGCAGCCTAGTGGAGATTGTCGAACAGGATCAGGACGCGGCCACGTCGATCCTGCGCGGCATTCTGGACAACGTGCAGATGACCAACAACCCGCGCGTGGAAGCGGTCAAGGGCATGGTCGAAATAGACGACCTACTGAACAACGAGATTGGCGCAGTCGTGCGCGTCTCGCAGGCGGGCATGATCCGCGAATTGACCGTGCCGTTTGTCGCGGGCCAGACGCTGCCCGCCCTGCAATACCTCGACAACATGGTCGAGGTGAAGACGGGCGTGACGCGGGCGAGCATGGGCCTCGACCCCGACGCGCTGCAGTCGTCCACCAAGGCGGCAGTCGCGGCGACCATCAGCGCGGGCGCTGGGCAGGTGGAGGTGATGGTGGCCAACCTCGCCTACACGGGGATGCGCCGCCTGTTCACGCAAATTCTAAAGCTGATGTCGCAGCACTCGACGCGCGCCGAGATGCTGCGCATCAACGGCTCCTACGTCGCGCTCGACCCGCGCGTGTGGGACAGCGAGCTGGACGCCGAAATCAACGTCGGCCTAGGCACGGCCAACCAAGAGCAGAAGGCGGCCATGTTGGGCCAAGTGCTGCAATTGCAGTTGCAGGCGATCCAGACATTCGGGCCAGACAACCCGCTCGCGGGCCTCGCGCAGATGCGCAGCACGCTGGGCGATCTGCTGGCGCTGAACGGCGTCACCAATTCAGACCGATACTTCATGCCGACGCAGCCCGCGCAGCCGCCGCAGGCCCCACAGCAGGGCGCGCCGCAGCAGGGCGATCCATC